GGCAAAACACCTGCTATAATTATTATATAAAACAATAGAGAGGAGCATGCAATGGTCAAAGGCAAAACACGTATTACCACAATCAGGTTAGATGCCGAGGCGGATCGGAAATCGAGGTTAATGGCAGAGTTTTATGATAAGCCGCTATCTGAGATTTATCGTGACGGAATTGAAATATTATATGATGAATATTTCTTAAATAATATAGTTGATGAAGTGATAATTTTTGAAGCAGAATTATCTGATCGCGGTTTTATATCTAATGATGAAATTTATAAGCCTGTCAGCTTAACGAATGGTGATAGATTAAATCAGGCTGCCGTGGAAATCAGTGCTCAATTGAGCAAGATTCCTAACACTCCAGAAAATCAGGATATTATAAATCAAGGTACGCGGTTAGTACATTTGCTAACAATTAATTAGCCCACTAACCTGAAATTGGATTAGCGGGCTAAGGTTGAGAAAAACAAGGTTCAAGTAGAAAGGATGTTAATATTATAAACGATACAATCCGAATGTCAAGTAAAATAAATAAAATTTTTAACACTCAACGAAAAGAGTAAAATGAATAAGTCAGAAAATATCAGTCAATTAGCAGAGGCATTAGCCAAAGCCCAGCAAGAGTTAGAACCCGTCAAGTTTGATTCACTCAATAAGTATTTTGGAACGAAGTATGCAAGCCTAACAGCAGTTATCGAGGCAATAAGACCCGTGCTGCCGAAACACGGATTATCGATCGTTCAACAGCAATTCAGTGATATCGCTAATGATGTTTATGTTGTAGGGGTTGAAACGATGCTGCTTCACGAATCAGGTGAATTCCTCAGCGAAAAAGCAACGATGCCCGTAATGCCGATCAGATTAATGGAGAAATATACATATCGCACAAATCGGGATGGTGATGTCTATTATACCAGCCCGAATGTTTTACAAGAAGTTGGAAAAGTTGTCACCTATCTACGCCGTTATGGGATTGTATCGGTGCTCAGGCTATCCGCTGAAGAAGACATCGATGGTAATAGTACAGAACAGCAAAAGACTACTGAATCAGCTTATGGTACAGCAGTTGATAAAAAGATATTCAAAACCAAAGCTACAGATAACATATCAGAAAATGTGATAACTGAAAATGTGACCAAATCGAAGCCAGTTGCTAAAAGACCTTACGCACCAGAAGACCTGAAAAAGGCTTTAGTCACAACCTCAACTCGTGTGGATCCAGCAGCGGAAAAAGACCGCCAAGTTTTAGCGGCCGTGCTATCCCAGTTCACAGAAAATGATGACCAGCGCCATAAGATTCAAAAGTTCCTATTCGGAGCCGAGTCGCTTAAAGATGTTGAGCCAAAAATGATCACAGCTGCTTTGCGCTGGTTAAATCCTTATTATGAGGAAGGTGAATACTTGGTGGCTGAAAACGTAGTTAAGGAATTGGAAGCGGTTTATCAACAGGTATTAGGACAAACAGAAGAATTTTAGATAACAGGAGAATAGAGTATGTATCACAGAATTGAAATGATCGGTCGATTAGGCAAGGAACCAGAATTGCGCTATACGCCAACTGGCGAAATGGTGTGCGAGATTAGCGTTGCCACGGATCATTATAAAGGACAGAACAAGGTTACGGTTTGGTTCAAAGTTACGGTCTGGGGTGAAATGGCAAAGATCGCTGCTGAGAGTCTGCATAAAGGAAATTTGGTCTATGTGCACGGCAGGCTTATTCCGGACGATACTGGGAACCCGCGAGCATATAAGCGCAAAAATGGTGATCCGGCGGCGAACTATGAAGTCATTGCCAGCAAGGTACTGTTCCTCAGCCCAAAGGATAAGCCAGATTATGGCGATACTGATGATGATATCTTTTAGAGGTAACCATGAAAGTTAGTTTGTTAGCCGATCTTGAGAGCTATAGACAATACGATAATCAGAATCGTGGCGAAAAGCTTTACCATGAATTGAAAAGTATCGCTGATAAGATGACAAAAAACGAGCTCAAGATGGCACAATCATACTATGAGAAGATAAGCGATCTGGATATCAAAGGAATGGGTGTGCTGAGCAACATCGAGCTTGCTTTGAAGTTGACACGCTGGCTGTATCCCAGAGTGCTGGCAGCTTATTATGAAAGTAAAAAGGAGTAATAATGACTGAAGAATTAGAACGATATACATCGGCAGTAATGAAGTTGACTGATTTAGAGCTTGAAAAAGAGAAGTTGAAACAATCGCTGATATCTGAGGAAATCAGAGAAAAGTTAGCTGAGGTAGATGAGGAGTTTGAGCCCATGATAGCCCAAGCCCAGCAGGAAAAGGAAATTGCCCAGAGCGAGGTTGTAAAAGTGGTTCTGGAACGAGGCACTACGATAAGAGGCTCAACGCACATGGCGGTATATCAAAAGCCACGCACAAGCTGGGATGCTGAGCTCTTAGATAAGTTAGCGATTAAATATCCTGAGATTGAATTAGCTAAAAAGGAAGGCAAGCCGTCAGTAGCAATTAGATTGATCAAGTGAGGTTAAAGTGGAGATTGATTATAGCGATGGGATACCGAAGATCAAAGTAACGCCGGCAATGCGCTCTGAAATGAACGCGATTTATTCCCAGAAATTCAGCCAGAGCAATCGGCTGAACGGGCATACGGATAGCCTGAAAACTGATAGCAGGAAGGCAGGCATCCTTGGAGAGATCGCATTCAAAACATTATATCCTGTCGCTATAATCTCAACCGTGTATGATTACGATTTTATCTATCAGGGAAAGCGCGTTGATGTGAAATGCAAGTTGCGCTGCGGTCCACCTAACTGGTGGCAAGAGGCATCGGTATATGCTTATCAGCTGAGAAAGAATAAAACTGATATCTACTATTTTATGAGCACAACCCCGCAGTTCAACTGGGTCTGGATTTGCGGTTATATCGAGCGGAATGAGTTGATGCTCAATCCAAAGAGTAAGTTGTGGAAGGCTGGAGAATTTGATAAATCAAACGGCAAGGTATTTAGCCAAGATACGCTGAGCATATCCTATCGGAATCTCAAAGTTCCGAGGTTAGACGGATTAGATGTAAATATATGCGAAATGAGGAAAAAACTATGAGAACAGTTGAGGAAATTACAAAAGAAATCAAACTTTATGACGATTACATTGCACTTATAGAAGCAAGACTTGACGAGGTGCAAAGCAGTTTTAAGCGTATTCAAGTGGAATCGCGGTTTGAAAAAGGCGTACCAAACCCCACGATTATGGAGGCAAATCTATTATTAGCTTATCGTCGCACGCTGGATTCAGAGAAGCCTTATTATATAAAACAGCGTGCCATTCTGAAACGAGAACTTGCCGAAGCTAAAAAAGCTGATATGAAGTGAAATGCTGGAGCTGCGGGTTGGAGATTACTGCTTTATCTTACACACATAAAAATTTATGTGTTATAATTCAGTTGCTATGGTCAGAAAACCTATAACCTAATTAGGATGTTTCGCCGGACGTCACCCTTCCATAGCGGGGTGGCATCCGGCGGAATGTTATAGAGGTATGAATGGCTTACAATAATTTTTGGATAAAACTTTATTATGAGATTTTGACCGATCCAAAAATGGGCGGAATGGACGACCACACTTGGCGCAGAACCATAGAGCTATTTCTGCTGGCTGGTAGCGATGGAAAGGATGGATATTTACCACCGATTGCTGATATAGCTTGGCACTTAAGAACGAGTGAAGAAGATGTTGAGCAGGTTCTATCTGAGCTCGAACAACTCCACATTATTGCTAAAACTGATCAAGGCTATGTCGTTGCAAATTATGCCAAGCGCCAGAAAAGCATCGAACCAAAAGAGCGTATGCAATCGTCACGCAATCGTAAACGTTCTGAGGAATATTACAATTCAACCTATTTTCAGGATGGTGTTACGAGTCGTAACAGTAATAGTTACGATGGTGTGACAAGTCGTCAGACAGATATAGATAGAGATATAGATAAAGATATAGATAGAGATATAGAATCAGATCAATCCGCTGCTGCTGCTTCAAACAATGCTGACCTTGGCGAGATTTTCAAAGTTTACGAACATGAGATTGGCATCCTGACGCCGTTCGTCAGAGAGGAGGTGTTAGATGCTATTGACCACTATCCGCGCGATTGGATTCTGGATGCGATCCGTGAATCGGCAAAATCCAACGCGCGCAATTGGAAGTATGCGCTGGCGATATTGAAACGCTGG